ACCTAGTCCCAAGACGTTTGGTCGTGGATAATGCTGGTAAGCACTAGCCATTGCTTTGTTGGCGAGTGGTTGATGACTCCCACACAAAAGGGTTTCTGTACCGCCTCCATTTCAGGGCAATAGAACTACAGTGGCTTACGTAACTGTAAACCGAATTAATTGGAGGTGAAGCCTATGGCAACACATTATTCAGAGACAGATTCGGTCCTGAACCTGCAACAGAAATGTTGCAACCCAAATTACTCGGGTCCAAATTTAGAAACCATTGCATCATCAGCAGTGGCAAGGAGTAAGAGTATTGCATATCTTCAGCAATACGAATTTCTTAGAGAGGCTGTATTACAAGCCAAACTCAGGTTTGGTAAGTTATTCATCAGTCAACTTAATAGCATGGGAACACGCATTGAAGAGCAATGGGTTGAAGGCTGTAAAGCTAGAGACAAAGAGCTCCGCGACATGCTAGCAAGAATCATCGATTCAGATGAGACTCTCGAACTAGTCGTTGTAGCAAGGACAGCTACAGGTTATACTGAAAAGGTCTACTCCCTTGAGGATGCAGGCTATTGTCCTACGAAATTCTCTATTATTGGAATTTCAGAAAATGAAGAGGTTGTTGACGTGTTCATCAACACCAAACAGCCGAAGATCTACGGATGTTTGTTCGTAGCAATGTTTAAGGTCGCTCAAGCTTGTCGAGAGACAATGTATACGGACGAAGCTTTATCAAGTTCGTTGAGAGATCTGGCACTATCCATTGTTGAGATAGCAGGATTATATAACGAAACCAGTCCTGATTCCGAACACTGGAAACTCCAAGAGCTAAATACTCTGAAGATCTTAACAAATCCGCCCACTAGGGAGGATGATGACGAGATCATGAAGTGTTTCCTTCACGTTATTGAGGATATAAGGATCGGTAAGAAGCCTTATGTTAAAGAAATCTCAGATGCTATCAGATCTAGGAAGAGGTATTGTTCATCTCCTTATCAGGATGATGATTATTACTTTAGTATTAAGTCCGATCCGGCTTACATTCCAAATTTCAAGTATAAGCAATCGCTTATCAAGTCTATGGTTGAAACAGACCCTCTGGCAGGTTGTGAATTTGATAGAGTAACTGGATATGTCAGTCACTATAATAAAGTGGCTCCAAAGGGGTATCAGGCCCCTTGGATTAAAACTATTCATATTCCAAATCCTGGAAAATACAAAACTAGGGCTATCCACTTAGCTTTAAGTGCGCTTCAAGATCGATGCTGTTATATTCATAACAGATTATTCTCAGTTCTGAAGATGATACCCTCAGATTGTACAGATAGTCAAGAGAAAGGCCAAGCCTTTACTTGTAGAATCAGTGACCCTGACTATAGAGAAAGTCATGGGTGGAGTAGTGTGTTAGCCTTTGATTGGTCAAATGCTACAGATAAGATGTGGCAATGGTTCCAAGAGGAATGCCTAAAATTAATCTTCTGCGACGAAGTCGTAGATTTCTGGCATACCATATCAACGTGTGATAAGGTCTTTTATCATAAAGACGGCACAAGGACGCCTTATAAACAAATCAATGGACAACCACAGGGTCTCCTAGGAAGCTTTGATGCGTTTGCATTTGCGCATCATATTATTATGCTGATGACAATGTCATTATCAGGATTAGAAGAGTATGTAGGATCTGAGTTCTACAGAGTTCTTGGAGATGACAGTATCATTTCATCTATTGAATTTGATCCAGCTAACATAGTTGGAGATAATTACTGTCGTATTTGCTCTTGGGCAAATATGGAGATCAATAGGTCCAAGTCCACAGAAGTCTTGAATACTCAAAAGGTGGCCTTAGTAGATTTTGCTAAGGTAACAATACTGAATGGAGAATACTTTTCTCCAATACCTGAGAGGCTAGCCAATAGAATTGGTAAGCATAACCAAGATTATTACGCATTTAGTAGTGCGTTGTGGCAAGGAAAGCACGGCTACTTTAAGCCTGACTGGATAAAGAGTCTTGTAGATTTTTACTACAAGGATCCTGTGGACAACAAATTAGCTCATTTGCTGATTGAATCGGGTACTCTGCCATCATTCAGAGCAATCGGAATGTACGATCCTTCATTAGAAGATCGGGATGAAGTGCTTGCATTAAATCTTTGTTATGCAATACAAAAGGTAAAGGCATCAATGTTGATGGCTCTGCTAGGTGACAAGATTAAAGAAAACCTTGATATTCTGGATAAAGAGACCAATGAAGATTCTCTAAGCTGTTTGATACCACCAGATTTAGAGTCTGTGTGGGATAAAGTTGAGGATATTGACCATAAAGTCAATATTGCAATTGATAATAACCTTGCAAAAGAGGCTACAATAAAAGAGATCATGAGCTGCTCTCAAGATCAGGCTAGAGTATTATCTGCTGGTCTGCAGTTAACAGATGAGGAGTTCAGAACGTTAACAAGTTCGTTAGCTATTATGGACGCTGTTAGTATTAACCCGTCAAACTTAAGTATATTCAAGAGAGAAATCTTGAATCTGATGGATAATCTGAAATCTCTAAATAGACTCCAGTATAGATCGTTGTACAAACAGAATGCTCTGGATGCAATTATTTTGCGACGTTCAATCCGAACGTTTAAGAGTATTTTCAGCGATCTCATTGATGGATCCGAGTTGTCTAAAGACACAGAAGGAACTGTGCTCAGTTAAGCTGAGGCTAAACCACGATGGTCTGCACTTAATGTGGTGGAAGCACCGCATGGGTGTCCAGGGGAGGTTCAAGCCAAACCTGG